TCAAAAAGATTAGGAGAACCTACATATGATAAAGCAGGTCCATTTGTCCAGTTGCCAGAGGTTTGCTGCTCAGCTCTAATCTCTGAATCAAATAAATCATAATAAACCCATCCCGGAGTATTAGTCCCTGTTGTTATATCAGTATCTGTTCTAAGTACGTCTATTGTATGTGCAACATTTCTTGTCCCATCGTCATAAAATCTCATACCTCCACCATTTTGTGCACCTATTGTTAACGGAGCATAAATACCATCTGTTGAGCCAAGAAAAACATCTCCGCTAAGAACGTTACCATTATATGCGCCGCTACTTACGCCAGGAACTACTATTAGTTTATTACTAAATTGGTATCCAGAAAAAAATGAAGGAGAATTTATAGGTGTTGTAGGCAATATGTAATTTTCTAATACTCCTTCATTTACTCTTACGTCACCAGTTGCGTTTATTGCTCTTGCTCCTCCTGGACCAGAAACATTCAGAGCAGCACTTCCTAGTGATGCTCCTATAGCTACATTTTCTCCGGTATCACTAACAAAGAATCCTGTTGGGTTAGCAAACGATCTTTGATTATTACCTGGTACAACTTGATAATCTATAGAAGAAACAGCACCTACCGCTATAGCAAAAGATGGTTTTCCTCCCCCTGGAATTAATGATATTAATGACGTTATTTCTAAACCATTTGAATAATCTCCAGGATACGAACCATCTACATCATTTTGTCCTTTACTAAATGTAATATAACTACCTAAATTTCTATGAATTTTTAATTTTGTATTATATCCATAAGGTCTACTAGATGGGTTATACGTATTTGTAAACATTGATATTGTATCAGGTGCTCCTATTGTTTGATACCCAAGAACATAAAGAGAATGATCGTCTGTTTGATAATTTTGGTAATATGTATCTCCCGGACTTGGAGATGCTGGAGCTAAAAAAGTAGTTTGGTAATCGTTAAGGATAGCGGTTCTCATACCTGACACAGTAGCAGAATCTATACCTATAGAAACTGTTCCGTATTGTTGTCCTGTAGATCCTCCCCAGACACCTAATTTAGTATAATTATTTGTTCCTATTGCTACTAGGTTATTATTATATCCAGTTGGGCTACTAGAATTTGCTTGTATTTCTAATAATCTATTAGAATTTACTGTTTGTATAGTTGTTTTATTTGCAATACTATCAACACTATATGCTCCTGCATTAGTATAAGTAGTTATTCCAAAAACAGGGGCTCCTGCTGTTGTATTAGTATTACTGGTTATTTTATGCTGATAGCTTAATAAAGGGCCTGCAGCATAAATTCCTCCAAATAACCCACCTGACCAATATATCTCTTGAGATACATCAGAAGAATTACCTGCAACTGGATTACCTGCTGCAAAATCATAACTACCTCCTCCTATAACAGTTCTCCCTGCTCTACCTTTCACAGATAACGAATGTTTAAACTGTGATACTGGTCCTGGTTGATTTGCTGTAACATAAAGAAGAGGAAAAACACCAACTGATTCAGCTGGACCAGTAGTAGCTACTCCTAAAGGAGATCCTGTAGGAGTAGTGAAAGGTCCTACACCAACGTTGCCTTCTACATATAATGTTCCAGCATCTGTTCCAGTAAAAAGAGCTTGTGTGTGATATCCATTATTTTTAGATATAGTTGTGTTTCCTTTAACAGCCAATCTTCTTGAATCTGTTCCTGTTTGTGTAAATTGTCCAGTACCTAATCCTAAACCTACCCCTGTTGAATTAGCAAATAAAGGAGCATTAGCTTGATTAACTGGAGTAGGGGAATTATTTGATAGCTCTAAAAATCCACCTACGTTTGAGGCATCTACAAATGTACCTTTATTTGTAGCAGATGTTTTTAAAATTATATTTTCAGAAGCAGATTGTGCACTAATTTCTTGATTTGCAAAAAGATTAATACCTCCATTTACACTTCCTAAAGATCTTATTGATATTGCTCCTGTTGGATTTTGAAAAGTAATATCATAAAAAGAGCTACTAATAGGAGATGAAGCATCCCAATCTATTGAAGGATTCCATGTATAATTACCTGTTGTAGAAGCACCACCAGAAGTATTAACAACATCAAATTCGGAATGAGAAAAACTAATTATCTTAGTTCTATCGTTTCTTGTTGCAATTTTTAACTTTGAATTTTCGTAGTTTATGTTATCTATTCCGGTTCCAGAAGGAACGTATCCAGTGATCCCATTTATATTGGAATCCGAAAGGACTACTGCTTGCGGACTAGCTGTTCCTGCAATTAGAATAGCCTGTCCTGTTACACCACCATTAAAATTTACGGGGGAGATTTTTTGAAATAACTGTCCTGCAGCCAATCCATAACCTGTGTAAGTCCATCCAGTAGCAGTGAAAACATAAACATCTTGATCTGCTGAATCTGGATCTAACCAATAGTCACCTATTGAAGGATACGTCCAAGGATTGCTCCCTGTAACTGCTCCAGATGCTGGGCTAGAATCTTGGACAAACCATTTTGTTCCAGAGGGTCCTTGTAAACCTTGTGGTCCTTGAGGTCCTTGTGGACCAATTGGTCCTGTTGGACCTATAAGTCCTTGTTGTCCTTGTGGACCTCCACCAGCGCTAAGGATCTGATCGAAGTTGTAGTTTATTTTATCAACAATGTTAGACTGATTGTCTCCTTGTAAAATATTTAGTATATTAATCTGTGGCATCTATATTTATAGTTGTATTATATATCAAAAATTCTCACCTCTTTAAATTTTTCCTATTCTTATTGAAAATGCTAAGGAGTAATTAAATGAAGGGTCTTTTGGTATTCTGAACTCATATCTTAACTCATTAACCTTTGTATATCTTATCTCTTGTGAGGAAAAATACCCGTTAATTATTTTCTGATAGTCAGCAAAGTCCCCAATAACAGGAGAAAAAACTGTTGTTTGTTGTAGAGGTATTTTCTTTAAAAATCCTCCATTATCTTTTGACTGAAAAGCAGGAATAACATTTACTTTCATGTATTCATTGAAATCATCATTAATATCAGTAAGAGTACCGAATCCAAATTCAGGAACTATAAATTCATCAAATGTATTTTTTGCTCCATCATCTAAGAAATATCTTATAAGCATTCTGTCAATCAATAAAACACCTCTTAATTCAGTTTGCGTGTTTTCCCAAAGTATTTCGTAATTAGGATAATTTTCATAATTTAGATCTAAAACATTTTCTAATGAACTTGGATAAACTAATTGTTTCTGAACATTTACTGAATCTGGTGTTTGCATTACTTTACTTCCGAAGAAAGATTTTTGTTCTTCCATACTCCTAGTTCCTGGGAGACTAACATAGTTAGTCGGACTATCATATTCTCTATAAAATCCAGGATCCCAAGAACTTTCAAAAAGAGAAAGATCTCTTTTATCTACTGGGGTTTCTCCTATTAAATTATAAACTGGATTAAAAGGAGAATTTTTTCCTATTCTAAATATCCATTGATTTGCGTATTTATAATAGTTTACATTTTTAACTTTACCAAAGTCATCCTTATCTGGTCCAAAAGAGCAATATGAATATTCTATAGGATCTAAAACTTTAATATTTTGTCCCATGTATCTTCCTCCTTGAGAAACATAATAAATATTATCAGGACAATCATAAGGAACTTGATATTGAATATATGATCCAGTTGTTCCAGGAGTACCAAATAAAGTATATCCCTGAGTAAGAGAATCTGTAGATATTAAATTACCAATTTCAGATTGAGAAAAATATAATTGATATCCTAAATTACTTGGATCACTAAGATCAAATGTGTAAGTTACACCTTTTATTAAAGATATTTTATTTTGAGGAATCCCGTTAATAGAATAACAGTAAAGAGATCCTAAATCGTGATTTTCATATTCATCTAATTTATCTACAACTTTAACTTCAAAATTAAAAAAGCTTGGAATTATCCATTTAGGTATATCATATTTAACATCTTCAAATTTTAGAATTTCCCTAAAGATAGGAACATATTCTCCGCCATATCTATAAAGTTCACTATTTCCATTTACTGTAGCTGAAGTGTAACCGATATTAAATACATCTAATTCTGGTGGTTTATTTGAGATCTCTTGTGTTATTATTATAGAATTCTGATCTAAAACAGAAGGCTTTATAAATTCTAAAACAAATTGATCATCGAGTATTTTTGTGGTAGAAGTTGTCTCGTCCCAAATAAATGATTTATACTCAATGTATGGATATCCTGTATTAATCCATAAAGATATATTAGCAAAAGATATTTTTTCTAATAGATTTCTCCAATAATTAACTCCTCCATCTCTTTGGTAAATAGGTACATTAGAAACAATTGAAAATCCTGCAATAGTTGGTATAGTTAAAGGACCGGGTAAAGAAATATCAGTAAAATCAAATGTATAATTTGCAGATGTATTAGTGAAATTTATAGTGTCCTGTTTAACTCCAGTAGGAAAAGGAATAGAATATCCAAATCCAGTTCCCGTAGATCCAACTATACCATAGAATGATCCAGGACCTGTTGAACTCGTTGGACCAGGAACGGTTGAAGGAAGATAAGTAAAGTTTATTTCATCTCTAAGATCCGTTTCATATTCAGGATTTGGTATAATATAAATTTCACCCTCATCACCTGATGTAAATCCATTAACTGACGAAAATAATCCAGAAGATGTTGGAGTAGATGTTATATTAAGAGCTGATGATAATTTTATATCTCCAACTTTAGGTATTTCTATTTGTCCTGTAAATAACCAAGGGCTTACAGTAGTAGAAGCATATAGAGTAGAGAGTTTATCTTTTAGAGAGTAAAGAAGAAAATAATCTAGATCTAGATATTGTTTATCTGGACTTATTTCTTCAAAATTATAAACTCTAGAGTCCTCTATTAAAACTTCAATCAAAAATGTTATATTTTTAAAAGTTCTATTTTCTAATACTTTAATTTTAACAGGGGGTTGTATTTTATTTTCTATATTTCTAATAGGAACAATAACACAAGAAAATTTATATCCATCATAAAATCTATCGTCTTGTAAATATCTTACAGTTTCATTTTGTCCGTAATCTGTAAAACTTCTTTTTATTCTTATTTTAGCTCCTTTAAATAGAGTTTCTGAAAATTTATTACCTGTATTAAAATCAAAAAGAGTATATCTTTCAGTTAAGTTTATTTTTGGTGTATCCTGATTTCCTGGATAATATGTTGTTAAATCTTCTCCCTCTATAGAAAAATAATCTAAAAAATAATCTCTTAATGCAGGATTTGCATCAGATAATAATGTTTCGTTTATTTCACTTGATAAATAACTCTTATCTTTATGAAGATTCTCTTCAGGTAAAGAATAAGGAGGCCTCTGAAGATTATACCACTCATGTGTGAAATATTGAGGATCCTGTGTTCTTCTAAAGAAGCTAGGGGAAAAGTTCAGAGGACTAAAAGCTATATTAGAATTTAATCTGTAATCATTTCCTCTTATATCGATTCCACCTCTATATGTCCATTTAGTTATGTAAGGAACTACTCTACTCTTTATTGCAAAATCAGGGTTATAATTATCAAAAGTATAATCATATTCAGAATCTAATTTACCAAAATTTAATTGAGAAAATTTAGTTATACTAGCACTTTGACTGTCTATAAATTTAAGAGCTTGTATTCCATAAAATCCTGGAAAAGAATCTAAGTCTGGATAAAAAGCATTATCAAAATTTGTAGTTGTTATCAGTGATGTTATATTGCCTCTGGATGAAATTGTAGGATAAACATTCGATTCAGAAACATCTGAGCCTATAACTAAGTTATAAGATTCCTGTCCAACTACACCTTCGAAAAAGTCAGGACCTGTTACATTAAATCCATTGTAAAGAATTTCTGTTCCAGAAGAAACATAATAAGACTTTCCAGGAACTATTTTAGTTATTCCTGAAGGTTGAACATCTAGATATTTATAATACTCTTCTGTTGGAGTATATCCATAATTACTAAACCAGAAATCTGTATCTAGTTCTCTTAATCCATAGAAAGAGAAAACTCCCAAAGGTACTTCATAAGTTTCAAATGCAGATATTTTACTAATTGATCCTAATGCAATTCTTTCTGTTTTAGTTTCAACCTCTATTGTTCCGTGTGTTTCAAAATCTTTTAGTCCTACTATCTCTCCATTTTCTTCTCTAGCATATTGATCAACAAATCTAAATTTACCAGTAACTATCGAAGCACCTCTATTTGTATATTCAGGAAGATTTGTGTAAGTGTCAGTGGATGTTATTTTTACTGTTTCTAAAAATGTTTTACCTACTTCTATTTTATTAAGATCCTCAATTTTTACTTTTACTCTATTAAATGTATTATCAGATCCTCCAACAAAAGATTGTCTTTTATTTATATAAGCAGTATCTTTTTCGTTTATAAATACAGTATCTTTTCTTGAATACGGCATTCTTTGTTGTATCGAAAAATCTTGGAAAAAATCTAGATAATATTTTGTATTTTCTTTTTTACCAGTGGCTCTAGTTCTTATAACAACCTCGTCTCCTGATTGAAAAGCTTCGAAAGAGTTATAATTAAAACTATTAAACATTCCAGTTAAAGCTTTAGCTATTTCTTCATTTGTACCAAAAGGATGAATATAATATGTGTTATCCTGTGAATAAAAACTTCCTGGACCCCATTCATCTATTAAAGAGCTTAAATCTGATGTTTTTATTAAATCGTATTTTCCTCCGGGTAATCCTAGAGATCCTAATGGATGATAAAAAACAAAAGCATCTTGATTTGTATTAGTTAACTGTCCTGCTATTCTTATAACTGAATATGCTCTTCCTTTTTCTCCTGTATAAAAACCTGGATATTGTTTTTTAGTTTCTTTATCAGCTCCACTTAAAACTGAAAGATCTAGTGTTATGTTTTGTACTACCAGCTCATTTTCAGTACCAGATAATCCATAAGTTGATTCGGTTGGAGTAGGAGAAACAAGAGAATAATTCTCATCTCTTTTTAATGAATAAAATCTATTAAATTTATCTCTTATCCAAAATAATTTAGTTTGTTCTGATATGTTTGTATCGTTGGAATTTGGTAAAACCCCAGAAGTGTAATCAGGATCTATAAATAATCTAACACCTTTATCATTATATTGATAATAAGATGTTTCTTGATAATAATACCCATATTCGTTTTTTAAAGGTACTGGAGTATTTCCAGAATTTCCTTGATCCTTGAATAGAGTGTTTCCGTCTATTTTAAAAGAAGCAAGTTCTGGTGCATTGACATAAAGACCAAAATATCTATTTATTGTGTAGTCTTCAGAATCTCCATCATTAAAAAGAAATTCGAGATTAAGAAGTTTATAGCTTAGTACTGCATTTCTTCTGAACCCATCTGTTATGAAATCCTCAAATCCTATCTGTGTTTGAGGTGTAGTAAAATAATCAAATAAAAAATCACCTTTTTTATCAAAAATACCAACTGAATAATTTACGCCATTAAATGTTGTAATTTGATTTTCTTCAAATCTTACATCCACAAGACTATCGCTATATCCTGGTGTTGTTTTAATTTTTCTTAAATATTTTCCTATTTTAGAATTTTCAGTTAAATCAAAAGTTGTAACAACAGTAGACTTAGGTAAAATCTTATTATAGAAATGTGATGCTGTATCTTCTACATCGTTTAAATGATATAGTGGATCTAATAATATGATAGATCCTTTTCCTTGTATTATATTAAAATTTACAGTTATAGCAACGAATATATCACCATCAGTAAATGTTTCAGAAGTTCCGTAATCTACAGTAAAAGGTAAATATCCTGGTGCATTTTTATCTACATTTGGATCCTCTAATACCTTGTAAGTTTTTCCAATCTCCGTTGAAGTAACAGGAATCTGATATGGGTAATCTATTGGATCATTAACTTTAAATATAACAAAATAATCAGGTATATCATCACTTAACCAAAAAGGAGCAAGATAAGAAAAATCCTCCGGGTACTTATCAGAAATTAAAGGAGTTACACCTGAAGAATAAAAGAAATTATAGGTACTTGCAAGATCGTTCGTTTGATTCTGTACAGGATCGCTTTCACCAACTAACCCAAAAACAAATTGAGATGGGGTTTGTCCCTTTTTAAAAAAAGTATAAATATCCCTATCATAAGAAGATTCAGGGGATACCCTAAATCCTTTATATGCTTGGTTAGACATTTCCTGGTTAGAGTCTATAGAGTTTAACCAAATATCTCCATTTGAATCTGTGGTTATTTTTACATTACCAGAGATTCTAGGATTAGCTCTTAATACTCCGAATGAGGAGTTTTGTTTTATTATCTTTCTTGCCAATTTTCAATTATTAATTGCTGCTACTAGTTATTACATTCTGTGAATATGCAGGAGAAACAAGAGAAGTTTTAGTATAGCTTCCTGAAACAAGTACATCAAAAGAAAATAATTCTTCATTTTTAACCTGAACATCTATACCAATCTTTTTAGTATAAGTTATGTTCTTAAGATTACCTGCTGTTCTCCAGCCACCTATAAATCCTAATTTATCCTGAGCTCTCATTTGAAATATTATAGGAACTGTTATTGCATTTTCCTGTCCAAATTGTAATGTTTTCTTTGCTAATTGAGTTGATCCTTCTATTTGTATAGCAGAGTGATCTGTTGGTGCTATAAATAAATAAGATCCACAAGAATATTTTCCACATAAGTACTCATCAGATTCTATGAATCCTAGTTTATTAGGATAATCAAAATCGTTATTAGTGAATGTAGTCTGACCTGAAGGGAAAAATTCTAATTGTTGTGTATATAATGTTTGATTTCCTCCCAATACAGAAGCATTAGAATTTGTATCAACTTCAAACCCTAAAGCATGTCTAAATGCTGGATAATTCATCAAAGTTCCTACTGTAGGTCTTTCTAATCCAGAGAAAGTAGGTGTTGCTCCATTATTTATAGAAGGATGTGAAACGTGTATACAAAACTCATTAAGATTCCCATTACCATTAGGAGTAACTCCAGTGTATGTTCCGCCCCATATACTAGTATTAGCTCCTGCTCCAGTAACTGTTGTACTATTAGGTTCAAATGGCATTAATATACCTCTATTATTTATAGGTTGGTTTGTTGTTCCATTTGAAATGTTCCACGTAAGTAAAGTATCTGGTGTAAAATAAAGATCCTCGTCTAATCCTACACTTTTATATCTTGAATAAACAAATTGAGAATAAGCATTACCACTTTGATATCCCGGAGTTTGTATAAAATATCCAGGAGTAGTTACGTTAACTTGGGAAGCATTAATTCCTGATAACTGTATCGGAGTTTCCCCGTATTTTCTATTATTGTTATAATCGTTTTGTCCAGCAATTGTGTTAGGTGCTTTTACACCTTGACCCCCTGGTATTAAAGAAGAAAGTTCAAGAGGTGTAGCTGCTTCGTTTCTGAGCTCCAGATAGTATATAACAGTAGCAATTTTTCCTTTATTACTAGGATTAGAAAGATCAATAAGCTGATCATAATATCCAGCAAAAAGATTAACAGTACTACCGTTGTTAATTTTATTACTTGTGTTTCCGTTTCTTATATAAATTCCAAGAGTACCTTTTGCTTTAGCAACTAGAGCTCTAAGTGATTGTAATTCGTTATCTATTTGTGTCAATTTCTGAAAAAGATCTAGTGCTCTTCCTGAGACATCGAAAAATCCAGACGATATTGAAGAAGCTACGTGAGCATAATATTTGTCTCCTGAAGTAAAAGAGGTTGAAAGATGTTGATCTAATCCTTTTGCCTGAAGATCACTTTGTATTTTTACAATAGTATCATCACTAAGATTTTGGTTTATGTATGGTGAATTATCTATTAATACCGCTAAATCTGCAGGAAATTCAACAGTAACTGAAGTTGACCAATCAGATGTTAGTGGATTAGTAGGCCAACCTGCTTCAGAAATAGATTGTACTTGAATCTCGACTTTTTCACCCTTCGTAATGGCAACATCTAACTGATTTATATTAACTGTGTTAGCGTCACTTACATCCTCTACTTTCCAAACATAAATACCTTGAATTGGATCGTATTCTTTTTTTCTTAAATCTGTTACAAATTGAGTCCAGTTAGTAAATTGACCTGCTCTTCTTGTTCCGTTATTATCTACAAAATCTATCTGAGTTGTAGGATTAGAATTACCAGTTAAAGAAAGATATCTGTATCTAACATTGAATTGTATTATGTTCTGGTCTCCTGTCTTAGGATCTGTTAAAGGTTCAGGAATTGGCCAGAATCCTCTAACTCTGTATTTTGGAGCCTCTACTAATTCAGGGGTAGTTGTTGTAAGATTGTTTATATCAGTTATCGTGGTAGCTAATAAATCTGTTTTATTAGTTTTATCCTTTGTTAATGTGGAAACCTTATCATTTAATTTTTTGAATTCTGCAGTAGGAGCATTTCCGGTAGAAGTAGTAGTTAATTCAGAAAGCTGCTTTCTAGTTTGATCTATTGCTCTATCAATTGAAGAAATCTCATTTTTTAAAGATGTCTTTGTTTGTATTTTATCTTTAAAATCTTTGTTTTCTTTTGAATCTGTTATCTGTGTATTAACTTGTACAACTCTAAAATTTTCTGCAGAAAGAACAGGTGAATTAGGTGTTTGTCCATAAACTGCAGGGATTGTTTTTTCTTTAGCAGCAGCAATAAAAGTTTTTCCAAAATCAGAAACTTGAGAATTATAAAAAACCTCCAAAGTTTGTACACCTTCAGAAGTGTTTATCTGTAACTCATTGCTCCAAAAACATATACCAGGACTAAAGCTGCTAGAAGCAACGTTAAAATCACCATCTATACTTTTTATAAAAACTCCCTGTCTCTCATCAAATCCAACATTAACATCAACTGATCTATTTGATAAAACATTAGAGTAGATAGTTAATGAATTATCACCTATCTGTATAGCCTCAAATCCAAATAATCTTTTTAATACTACAGTTTGATCTGCAATATCTATCGAAGTAATTTCGTACTTAGTACCACCTTGAGTTATTAATTTATCACCTTTGGTAAGGGTTCTAGAATTAGTCGTATTTGATAAGGTGTCAGTATATCTTGTATTACTTAATTTATATTTTCTTACTGTATTAGTTGTTGTTACTCCGTTCTGTGTTGTTTGAGTTTCCTCGTCAAATATTCTTAATACACCAAATGATCCTGTATATCTAATTGTTCTTAGATCTAAATCAACTGTTTGTTCATCTACAAAATAAGGTATGCCTTGGCTTTGTAATGTTGCTATGAAATCAGAATCACTTAAATCGTTTCTTCCTTTAACATTTGCATCAAAATATTGCTTTTGTACATCAGATTGAGTGCTAGCTATAATTCTTTTAGTTATTACTTTTTCAGAGTTATCTGGTATTTGATTCTCTACATCAATTGTAATATAAAGTAAAGGATTAAGAAAAGATTCAAAAAACCAATTGTTTCTAGCTCTGAATGTTGAAGGAACTTGTAAACTATCAGGTGACTGAGGATCCTGTAAAACAGTTGCTTGATAGATTTTTGCTACAGTTCCGTCTGGTTTTCTTATGTTAGCACTATTATCTTCTAATCCAGATAAAGCTTGAATGTTTTGATCCAAACGATTTATTTCAGACTTTAAGAAACCGAAAGAAGGAACCTGTATATTTTCTGAGGTATTGTCATCCTTTAAAAATTCAATCTGAACTGAATCATCTGGTGATGTTGTAACGTCATTTAATTTGTTTATAATTTCTAATGAGTTTTTTTGTAATCTCAGAAATTGAGCTATTAAAGACGAAAAAGAATTTTTTGTATTAGACATTTCTTATTATTTTATTTGGTCAACTTCAAAAGTCAGATTAACATCATCAACACACACAATATCAAATATTGGTTTGTATGATGCAGAGACAAATTGAGAATTTAAAAATCCTGCTATAACAACTGAGTAAGGAACTCCGGAAGGTGCTCCAATAGGATATGCTCCTAAAGCATCAGTAAGAATAACTAGAGAATAATTTCCTAAGTTTATATCATCACCTATAGAAATTCTCATAGTTTGTCCTTTCTTCCAAGTAACTAAACTGTCATCTATTTTTATTATTATATCATTATTAGAATTAATAGAAAGACCGTTGTTTTTGTGCTTCAAATAGTTTGTATACTCCTGTAAAGGTATAGTATTTCCAGCAACTGGATTTATAGTAAATACTGAATTTTGTCCAATGTTATAATCCTGCTGTGTTACATCTACTCTTAAAATATTAGGAACTGATCTATCAACTTTAGTAGCTTTACCATCTTTCAATAAATCTAAATTGTATGACATCTGAACAGAAGTTTGATTCTGTAGTATATCATTTATAGAATCTGTATTTTTTTCTATTAAAGATAATATATCTTGTGTGTTTTCAAAAAGAGCTTGATTCGCTTGTAAAGAACTTTCAATTACATCTAATCTTGCTTTTATTTCAGTACTATCATCAGTATTAATAATTAAATCTTTTAAAGCTGCAACATCCTGCTCAATTGATATTATCTGTAAAGTTCTATCATTTAATGTTTTTGCTGCATCCTGTAAAACTGTAGCAGCATCCATAAAGATAGAAAGAGAAAACGAAGAATAATCATTTATTGCTTGTTCTACCCCTGTACTTTCTACACTAGAATCAAATTTTAAATTGATCTTGAGTCCATAAGAATTACCATTTAATTTGGTAATAGGATCTGGCTTAAACTTTTTAAATAAAGGAAGTTTTGCACCATTTGTTGATATTGGTTCTGGATCGTTTAAGAATAATATACCATAAAGATTAGTTTCTGAATCAGTAGGATTACTAGGATCATAAACGTCATAATAAACTAATATAGCATTAAAATCAAAAGATTGAGTTGTTGGTGTGCCATTCCATTCTTCTATTGTAGATATACCAACATAATCTTGAACTGCTTTATATGATAAAGGATCAAAATCAATCTGAACTCCGTCTAGATTACTTCTTTTGTATGTTACTGAAACACTACTAGGTCCTGAAGCAGCAACATATTTTTGAAGAATATAATTTGATTGGTCAAAGAAAGAAGGATCTGTAAAATAAGAATTCGCTTCGTCTCTAGGAGTGTACCAATTGCTAGTAAAAGATCCTGTTGCAGATGTTCCACTAACTCCAGGTTCTCCTAATACATCCTGATCAAAAATAGCAAGTTTAGGAAGTCCGTTAGGACCGTATAAACCCGATGCTGAATCTCTTCCTTGTAAATATTCAGTGTCTAATGGGTCAGGAGGTAAATGTGTCCATGTTCTGTCAGGATAATAGTTTTCATCTGCTATTGTTTTAAATAAAACATAAGGTGTTGCACCGTCTCCTGTTGGTACATGAATATAAACTTCTGAATAAGCGTTATCTGAATTTTGAACTGAATTAACAACATCAATTTCTCCTACATATTGAACTACTCTTTCGTATCTAGGAGTAGGAGTTCCATTACCACTAAGAAAAGTATTTTCTTCTACCCATCTTTTATCTGAATAAGGAAATCCATCTACCGTTGTAGTGGTTGTTTGATTTAATGTTGTAACAACTTCATTTTGATTCGCTCCTCTGTATCTAATCCCTCCTAATTCTTTTACCCATTTCCAAAAAACTCTTTCTGTAACATTTCTTTTAAGTTCTGGATTATAATTAGGATCTGATATTACTGTTGCCTCTAAATTCAAGCAATAGTTTTGAAAAGATATTTCAGGAGAAGGACTTAAGTTGTTAGGGTTGCTTAAAACGAAATCACCATAAGCAGCATCTAAAAATGTTGTATCTATAGCATCAAACTGTAAAGTATTTTCTCCGTATACTGGAGACCTAAATTCAGGAAGTTTAAGAAGAGCATATTTTGAAAACTTAAATTTCTTTACTGAATTATTAAAAGTTAAAGACAAATCCTCTGCAGCTGAAGAAAAGGTATAAAATGTACCTCCTTGAACTGCTATGGGTCTTATATACGGTGTTTTTGCCATTTTTTAATTTTAATTAGAATGCGAAGTTACCTACAGCATTTACAACTATCCAAGAACCTTTTTGGGTTAAAGCATTCTGATCTATTCTAGGTTCCCACATTAGAGTTAATGATGATTTGTATTGATTTCCTGGTGCTGTAATATTAGGATCTGTATAAGAACCATCACCAGTAGAGAATCCTGTGTAATATTCACTACCACCTGGTCCAGTAACTCCTGTTGCTATGATACCTGATGTTGTAGTTGCCACATCTACAAATGTTAAAGTGAAACCAGCAGGAATAGATGATGCTGTTGCACCAAAACCTGTTGTTGCATAAAAGAAGAAACCTGTACTGTTAGCTACATCAGCTGGAGCAGGAGAAACATAATCAGATTGTATATAAATTACACTTTCAGTTAAAGTTGGAATATAAGGGCTTGAATAAGATCCTGTAACCCCTGCTCCAGGAGCAGAAGGAAAAGCTGTATTTATACCAACAGTAGCTTTTCTATTAGTATTGATAAAATTACCAGAAGCTCCTACTGTAAATGGTCCATTATTATTAAGTACGCCCTGGAAAGATGCAGTTGCACCAAAGGTTGCTGCTCCAGATGCAGAAAGTGTGTTTGCCTGTAAAAGATTAGAAAATATACCAGTGGCGGAAGCAACTGTACTAGAAGCTACCATAAATCCTGCACTAGCTCCAGTTCCATATATTTGTATATTGGGGGATCCGGATGAAGGCATAACCATACTATTTGAAAGCATAGATTTTGCTTTGATCTGTCCACTAGAAGCAGACGAAACATCTAAGGATCCTGTCAAAACATTTATATTAAATGTGTTTTCTAGATCGTTGTAAGCATTTTCCAATAAAAGGAAATTTGAGTTGATAGTTAGTCTAGATCCCGATATGGAATCAGTACCAAGAATTTCAGTGATTGTTACAGACATTGTTTTTTCTTTTTTGATATATATCCTGTAACTACATTAACAAAAAAAGTTAGGATATTATATTTAACAGCAAAACATATCCAATGTTTCTTAAAAAATCGATAATATGAGTGAAAATAACTGGACACAAAAGAAAAAGCCAAAAAATCCAATAAATTTTAAAATATCATTAAACGAAGAACAGAAAGAGGCTAAAAAAATAATATTAGAAAATCCCGTTAATGTTTTAAGAGGGATGGCAGGTTCTGGTAAAACTTTATTAGCAGTTCAGATAGCTTTAGATCTTTTATTTACTAGAGAAATAGAAAGGATAGTGATAACAAGACCTACAGTTGCTAAAGAAGATATAGGGTTTCTTCCCGGTTCATTAAAAGAAAAATTAGATCCTTGGTTAGCTCCAATCTATGCTAATTTGGAAATGCTTTACAATAAAGAAAAAATTGAAAAATTTTTAAATGACGGAATTATAGAAATTCTCCCATTTCCTTTCATGAGAGGAAGAACTCTAGTTAATTCATGTGTTGTTGTAGACGAAGCACAAAACGTAACAACAGGACAAATGGAAATGGTAATCGGAAGATTAGGAAAAGGATCTAAAATGATAATATGTGGAGACACAACCCAAATAGATCTAAAAAACAAAAAAGACTCAGGACTAGATTTTTTAAATACAGTAGCATCTAGAGTAGATGGTGTTAAAATAATAACACTAAAACAGAATCACAGACACGAAGTAGTTCCAAAAATATTGGACATATACAAAGAGTATAACACGTAATATATTTTATAAAATTTACGCCTCTACGTCAAAAGGAGATAAAGGAGGAAATCCTAAAGTCTTTCTTGTTTCGTATATCGATCTAATCAAATAATCTTCTGGATTAACAACATCAGGTATTAAGTCTCCTGCAAACGATTCTTTGTGGTCTATAACTCTTATTTTACCTTTATGCTGTATATCATATGGATTTCCGTTTGCGTCTTGTAGCTGACAAGTTAACGAGTAAAAACCAGGGTTTGTAAATGTCCATATAAAGTAAGGACTCTTTCTTATTTTTACTATCACTTCTCCTGTCTCGGTATCAGTTAAAGTCCACACGTGATTTTTCTTTCCTGGGATTAAAGAGTCTATAGGATTTATAAAAACTGTAGTTGCTAAAGGAACTTCAAATTCTTTCTCGTAGAATCTTTCTTCTCTCCAAGACCAAGAATGTGAGCCTAACCAAGATTGTACTCCACCTATAGTGTAACCAGGACTAAATCTCTTCTTAGGTATTTTTCCGATGAAAGCATCAGCAACAGAACCTGGAGGAGACATTACAACATAAGGAGAAAAATCTGCCTCTCCTGTAAAGTAACCTGTTATGTAAATATTTTCTTCTCTATCAAGAACTAAATCCGCTCCCTTGTCGTTATTTACACCACCAGCTGTAACTATATCTACTAAAATACCATCTTTATTGAATTTAGTTAAGTAGATATCAGTACCCCCTCTAGAATTTATTTCTACAGGTGAAAAATAAGCAGGACTAGTATAAGATCCTGTTATATAAACATTCTCTTCAGAATCACTTTCTATATCAAAAGCTTCGTCACCTGATTGACCCCCGCACATTTTCATCCACATTAGTTTTCCTGTGGAAAGAAGTTTAATTACAAAGATATCATTAGCACCAGTAAAAGATGTTATTTTCTTTTTCTCTAGTTGAATTGTTCCTTGGAAAGATCCTGTTACTAAAACATGTCCTTTAGGATCTATACATATAGATGAATCGCTAAATGATGTAAGAGAATCAAAAGCTAAGGATTCTGCCCATAAGCAAGTTCCGTCACCAGTATTTAATTTAGATATGAAAAGATCTGGATTACCAACTCCATTCAGAGTTACGTTTCCAAAATTTACCTGTGTATCAAATGATCCAGTGAGATATAAATATTCCTCTTTTAATACTGCTAATTCAAAGCACTTAGAGAAATTAGTAGTTGATAATTGATTAGCCCAAACAAAAGTTAGTGTTGAATCTAATTTAGCTACGAATCCAGCATCTTGAGTTAAAGAAGTAAGTGTAAATGCACCAAGATTTAAAGTACCTTGGAAGGATCCACAGATATAAACATTTTCATATTTGTCAACTTTTATATCACCTAAGAATTGACTAGGACCAACTGGAATATTTAAAGTATTAAGGAGTACTCCAGAACTATTGTATTTACTTAATAGAATGAAGCCTGTTAAGTTATTATCACTAACCACATAGATATTATCATTAGCATCTGTAATCACAGAGCGAGCAAATATAGGACCTTGTACAAGGGTCGAAGTTATTGCTCTTGCCCATTGGATAACTCCTGCTTTGTTATATTTTGCTATATAGACTCCTTGTTCTGGTGTAGTTAAATAGATGTCTTGTGTTCCTATATTATTAACTTCTCCCATGAATATAGTACCATTGAAATCCCCTATTGCTATTACGTCACCTTCTAAATCAACAGTTAATTTTACACCTTGATCTGGAGCAGTATTTCCAAGTGTTACTACCCATTCAAAATTTTCAAAAAGCTCCCTTGATTTTTTCTGTGCAATTCTTTCTATAATAGAATTCTTCCAATAGCTTTCTTTTGTTGCTTTTCCTTCTAAAATATCCCTTAAAGGTGCATATAAAAATACATCGTCTAAATCTAAAGAAGGGAATTGATCTTTAAGATAATCAATTCTATATCTTTGCCATATAGGTTTGTACCAAGAATATCTGTCAACGTGAGGCATGATAGGTCGAGTTGCATCAGAATTTAAAGTGATGTTGTCATTTACTGGACCAACAATCATATTAAACTGAAGCTGTGAATAATCTATTCCCCCATTGTAAATATATTGTATAGCAGGAAGAGGATTAGATGTGTCGTGATAAACAAAATCCCAACCATCAATTCCTGGGAATTTAGCGGTTGCGTGAATGTGAGGAACAATATAATCAATCTTACATATTTCTCCTTGATCTGTAACAGTAATTAAATTTCTAGGAAAAGTTATTTCTCCATTCTTAATAGTTTTCCATGGAGCAGAAAGAGAAGATTTTCCATAAAAATTAGGACATGGTCTTATTAAAGTTGATCCATCATTTCTATATAAAACTTTAGTAAAGAAATATCCATCAAAGAACCAAAGCTCGTTATCTCCAGGAGAAGCCGGAGCGTCTATAACAAACCATACATTTACGTTTCCTGCTTCAACTATATTTGTAAATCTTCCAACTGGTAATTCAGGATTTGTTCCATTGTTCCAAACTGCCCATCTTAAATGATCCCAATAAACTATTCCTTGGTCTGTTCCTATCCATTTATGATTTAGTTTGTCTAACTCTATAGAATATAAATTGTTGGAAGGAAGTCCAGAATTTGTTGTATCATAGTTTTTAAAACTTACTCCATTAAATCTAGAAAGTCCATTATCCGTGGCAATCCATAAATACCATTTATTAATTCCATAGTATTCTAATCTTAAATCTCTTATTTCATCAGAAGGTATTCCAGAATTTGATGTGGTATAAAGAACCCAGGATTTAGCTGCATTATCATAAAATAATAATCCATCATAACTAGGAGAAGTATTAGAAACAAAAGCTGCAAATATATCTCCAGTTCTAGGATTTATTTCTATTACATTTATACTTGAATTTGCTATTGGACAAATAGGATTTCCGTTATTGTCAACAAAATCAGAAACGTTATAGCCAACACTTTGTGAAGGATCTTTTTCGTTTATTTTTACTAAAGGAACTAAATCGTTATCTACTCCTATCCATTTAACATCATTACGATCTATTTTTATACAATTAGTTTTTATACCTACACCAGGCATAGGACTGTTACTAGAATCATAGTTATAAAAATTTAATCCGTCAAATTTTATAGCATCTTCTCCAGTAACCCAAATCTCACCATCACCATCCCAAGCAATTCCAGTAGGAGTGAATGTAACAGGCGAATAAGTAGGTAACTTAAAGAATTTAGAATTTATATTTTTAGGTCCTGGATCTGTACTAAGTTCAGGAGATATAGGTGAACTATTAGGATAAAAGTTATTTGGTAAATTAGAATAATTTCTAGAAATGTAACTAAATCTTTTTATGTTAGGATCTATTGAATCATTTAATTGATCTACTGCTTCATCCAATCCTAAATAACTATTCATAGGAGAACTATATTCAGTAAATACTAAACCATTAGTTTCTGAAGTAACTCTAACTCTATCATTATACTGAACCCCATATAAATCAAATCCTCCTAACCAATCATTATGGTAGTCATACATATCCCACGTGTGTGCGTAAGCTTTACTGAATTCAAAATCTTCAAATGTGTCCCAAGATAATTTCTTAGTACCCCAATATCTCATTTCTGGTTTAGGTAGATAGTTGAAATCATAAGGAAGGTATTGCTCCGTTTCATTAACTCCACCAGTAAATACTGAACTTGAAGAAACTGAATATAATGAACCTGTTGTTTGTATAGTTACTATCTTACCGTTCCATAAAGATCCTGAATTATTAGGAGCTTGTAAAGTTATAACTTTTTGATTTGGCGTAATAGAGTCAACTAAATTTATTATTTTATATTTAGGAGATACTACAGAATTGTTTATCTGTGAATAAATAACTCCTGCAGTGGAATTTATTGTTCCAGAATATGTTGTATTCGCTATCGGTAAACCGTCTGCAGTTATAATTATTGTACCTTGTCCAAAAACTGAACCTCCTGTTATAGGGGTTATAACAACTTGAGGTATTTCAAAAGTTGTAGGTGATAAAACGGTTATAGGAAATTGTCCATAAGGATTGCCTAAAGAATCGTATATCCAAACATTGCTTCCCGAGGAATATCCATGAGAAGTTAAAGTTGTAACAATTGCAAATCCATAAGAAAAAGCAGGAGACCCACCTATTGGTAAACTACCTATGTTTACAATAGAAACTTCAGTTACTCCTATTTCAAAAATTGTTTCTGCTTTTACTTCAGGGATCTTAGTTAAAACTTCACATGATTGACCCTCGTTGAAATTGTTGGAATATTCAGGGAAGTTTTGAATAACGTCTGATATCTTGGTAGTCTGATCTGTATTTTCAACTGGCCAAATCCATTGTGAAGGATAGCTTTCCCATTTAAGCGGGACGTTATTCCAATCATATGTTTCAGATTCTCTAAATCTAGTTAAACAATTAAGCTCTATCTGTCTCTTATCAACTTTTATTGCACTTCTTGTTATTCCTAATGAAATGGAATTTAAAGTGTCCCACAATCTACATTGTACTGTATATTCCCCAGTGTATGGAAGAAAGTGTGGTAAAATTTCAAGATCTGGTAATCCTCCTCTTATCTGAAAATAATAAGGAGATTCATCTTCTTTATAGATTGTCCATTCAATCTCATAAAAATCTAAATAAGGAAGTCTATCCCAAGAATAAAATCCTCCAGGATAAATCCAATTTTGAAAATACTCAAAAGAATATGTATTGAAATTTATATTCGTTGGTGTTACTGTCCAGTTAGAATATGTTCCTGACCCTCTTACAGAAATAACTTGAATAGTTAAGTTACCAGATATGTTATTATAGTCACCAGTATTTACGTATCCAAGTATTAGATTTCCAGGAGAAGCAACAGATTCAACTCTAACAAAAACAACCTCATTTGGTATAGTAGAAAACCAAAGATTACCAGTACCTATATTGATAACGACAGTCTGTGGTAAGGTTGAACTTATAGTGTAAGTACTTAAACTGTTTACAGATTGTGCAGGGGTTCCAGGATTTGGATTAATTGTACTTGTGTAATTTGCTACATTTAAAAGTGTAGTTGTTACTGAAGGATCTAAAGAATTCCAGCTTCCACTAATTTCTTCCCAAGCTAAATCAAAAGTTGCATTTGTTAATACTATTGGGCATCCAGCAGGAAGAACGTAATCTTCTCCGTTAGAATATAGTTTATATCCAGGTGGATCATAATCTCCGTTACCTAAAAATTTAGGCATTTCTCCTTTCTTTATATCATCATAAAAACTTTGGATTGCATTGGTTAAAAGAGGGATATTAGGAACTGGATATTGTTGATAATATGAATAAGGATCTATCTCATTTCCGTAATAACTTATTCCTGGCTCTGCACCATTTATTGCAGGATATAAAATGCCTTGCTGATTAGGCTTGGTTGAAAATACTCTTAGATCCTCAACATATCCAACTTCAGGAAAAGCTTTAAATTTTACTTCTATTCCACTTTTAACTTCGTCGATTCCTAATTGATCTACCCAACCTCTTGTATTATAAATATTAAAATAAACTCCTTCTCCTGTTATATCTACTATCCTTGCATTAAGGGGTAAATAGTCTTTTTTTAATCTCTCTCTTAATCCAAAAAGTTTTATTAGAACTTCTTCAGGACTAAAAGTAAAAGCATCTTCAACTATAGGATATCCGAATTGATCTTCGTCTTGATCTTCTACTACTCTATTTATATCATAAAAAAGACCAAATAAAGCAGTTTTTTTATAGGATTTAGAAGGAAATAATTTTTCAAAAGATTTTTTTAATCCAAAAGATCCATCCTTTCTTTTTCCGTATATTTCAACTTGTTTAAATTTTCCTTTATTTTCATCTTCGATTAAAGAACTTATCAATTCTAAAGAATTTTGACCTTCTAAATTTGGTCTAGAAAGTTCTTTTAGCATTTTAGCATTTTGTTGTAAAGGAGTTAGTACTGTAGCACTATCTCTTTTTACGTTTAACCAATACTCTTTTATTCTTAAATCATAATAACCAAAAAACTTTATAGCATTAAATAAAGATTTATATGAACCTAAATAAGGAAAAATACTTTCTCCTGTTAGTAGTAATTCTTTTCTCTTTTGGTTTATTAATTCAAAATCAGGTAAAGGCTCTTTTATATCAGAATCTCTAGATATAAAAGAATCATCTATATTAAAGCTTCTACCAAAGTTTGCTAATAAAACAGATAATCTGCTATCTTCTCCTTCAACTTCGCCGTGAAAGTTTACCTTTAATATTGTTACAGGATTATTAGGATCTGTATAATCCTTGATGTACAAAGTTCTATCATATACTCCTTCATTATCAGAGTTTAATGCAATATTTACTTGAATTGAAGAAGATGTTATACTAGAAGTTATTACTAATCCAGAAGGGGAAGCTATTGCATCTCCTGGTACAACTTCAGGATAATATTCAATGCTATCGGCTTTAACTAAAACAGGAGAATCAAGTTCAGGATCTATTCCAAGTTCATATGTGTATATTATTGAACTAACATCGGTTTGTCCGTCATATTTAGATTCCCATTCTGTTTTCCATAATGGTGATCCTGGACTAACTCCATAACTATGAGGAAAACCATATTCAATATCCTGCGTAGGATTTAAGAATTTTTCTATTATGAATATATGTTCTATTTCAAAAAGTTTTTCAGAAACTTTAGGAAATAGTACTGACCCTTCCCAGTAATCTCCGTTAAATTTGAAATTGTATTGATCTCCTTTTTTATTGAAGAATAAAAGATTCTGTAAAGTCATTTTATCTTACGTACTTATTATTTTTTGGAACTGTATAATTAATATAGTTTTTAATATACTTTGTAGTTTCAAATAATTGATATACAATTTTTTCCATGCTTTCAATAATATCCATCCTGTTTTTATCTCCTTGTAAAACCTGATTTGATAATGTTTTCTCGAATATTTTTCCTTCATAGTCAAATCCCACATTAGATCTAATGTCGTTTTGTGAGTTTATGAATTCATACCAGCTTTTCTTTTCCATATTAATTTGCAGTTTTTAATGTTGACTTAAGTATATTATTTACTCTAGTATTATATGTATTAGGAACTATAGATCTAACATCTATGTTAACAGAAGAAAGAGTTTGCATACTAGCTCCGTAATCATAATAAACACCATTTCTATCTTCCCATCCTCCGGAAATAGCTACTACCTCGTCTTTTCCTATAACTATATCTCCAAATTCATCAAAGCCTACATCAGGAGAATTTTTATTTCTTCTTTTAGCTGCCTCGTTTTTTTCTCCTACAAAATAAAGAGAAACTGAATCAATTCCTTCTATTCCTTCTATAGCTGCAACTAAATCAGATCTTGGTATTTTATCTCTTCTTCTTATATTTAAGAAGTAGTCACTTAGAATATTTACTATTTGAGATTTTATTGTTTCTGGATCGTTTCCTTCGAAAATTGTTATTGCAACATTAACAACATATTTTATAATTATAGGATCTATTATTTTAACAACAGTTGTAACTATCTTTTGTCCGCTTTCATCTAGTAATTGATATATTCTATCAATCTGTGGTTTAGTCAATTTAAACCTAGACAATGGAATATCAAAATATGTTTCATTGCTCTTTAAAGTTAGCTGTATATCAGGAACTAAAATAATATAAATAACATTATCGTCACTTATGTACTCATCATCAAATGTTGTGAAAGCCTCTATTATAGAAAATTGTCCAAATTTTTCAAAAAATGTTATGTAATTTGTTGGATTAGCCAAAACAAAACTTCTAGATGTTTTTGGTGCAATTAATCTTGTAAGATCTATAGATTCTTGATTTGCTCCTAATTGAGGAGCTATCGTACAAGATACTTGAAGAACATCAGCAAGAGATATACTTCTTCCATAAAGATCTGTTCCGTCTGAATCAAAACTGAATAAAGCTAGAGAAGAATCCTCAACTAATATATTTCCTTGAGACCCAGCACATTCTAAATAAGTAACTTCTATTACTGAACCTGCAACAGGAGGAGTTCCAAAATCTATCGTTCCGAAAAATATATCAATTCCGGATATTAAAGAACTTTTTACAAGATATCCTTTTGCATTTCTTGGTATATCATATAAAGAATCATACTTTTTCCAAACCTCCCCATTTACTCTAACCTCAACCTCGAAATTTTCTATATTCGAAGTACCTCTGGATGAAACATTATAACTTTGTAGTTTAGAACCGGTACCTGTGTACTGATTTTTATTTATGACACCCTCTAATATAGGAACCTTTAATTTAGATGTTGGATCTAAATTTAATCTTACGTATTCCTGATTTAGTTTAAGTATATAGGTTTTTCCGTTGTTTGTACATTTTACCTGAGCATAATTCGGAATAAGAACTGCACTACCTGCAACATCTTCTAGATTTTTTCCATTCCAAGTTATTAATATTTCTCCCTTAGCAGATATAGATCTTGTGGGATTATGTCCTGCAAGTGTTGCTAATCCATAAATCGATGATTCTCTAGTTGCCTGATTAATATTTAGTTCTGTAATAGAATCTTCAATAAAGAATAATATAAACTGAGTTAAGTTATCAAGAACAAAGATAATTTGTCCCCAGATAGAAGCAACTGTAAATAATTGATTAGAAGTTGAATATCTTGCTTGAATAAGATCAAAAGTTTGACTTATGAGGTCTGATATTTTTGCTTTATTTTTTTGTAGTAAATCCATTTTAAATTATTTTAATACCTAATAAAGGGTTTCCTTTTATAGCAAAATCTATAACACAAGCATCTCTAGTTTCACCTTTAAAAAATCCAATTTTAAAATCAACATCGAATTGCTCATTAGCCATAGGAACGTATGTTAAAAGATGTAATCTTATCGATCTTTCAAGAGTTGCTTGGTCAATATTAAGATCAAAAATTAATCCTTCTAGATCTATACCGAAATAGGGATCACCTAAAACCTCTCCTGGTCTAGTTAACATACACTGTTTTATCATACCGATAAGAATCTCTAATTCATCATCAGTGTGTAAAAGCCCTTCTTTGTAGTTGGGATCGTCTGGATTTCTAGGATAAATTTCGGATAATCTTGCCATCTTGAATCTATATATTCAGTATCAAAAATAAAGGCTATTTTATTGTTTTTTCCCCTTTATCATTGTAGATCCAAAATTCAAAAGAAATCCCCAGGAGTTCTGAAGCTTTTTTTTAAACTTATTGAATATCCAAAACCTGTGTTTATTTCAATTCCACTGCAAAAAATAACTTGGAGTGTTTTCGTCTTTTATCATTGCAAGAATCTCAGTTTTCTCAGCAGTTCCTAAAGATTGTATATTATTTGCGTTTATTCTTACACCTCCAGGAAGATTGTATTCGAATGTTCCTAGTAATCTACCAATATTTATTTTTGCTTCTGCAAGACAATATCTCACAAATAATTCATCATCATATAAGCTTTCTTCAGGAATAGCAATATAAGCTCTTATTCCCACATCAGTTCCACTGAAAATGGTTGTATCTGATCCACCTGCTGTCGAAGTAGTTCTTGCTGGATCTCTACCATTTATAGTTAATTTTTTGGTATTCTTATTATAATTAAAGGCATAGCTTTCTAATAAATAAGCTTTTGCTAAATCAAAAAACGAGTAAAGAACTGTTCTATAAACTAAGTTATCTCCAGCAAAAGGAGAAAGCATAAGTTCTGATCCTAATAATTTTGAATCTCCAAAATCTTTATCTGGTGTTCCTGTAAGTCCTGATCCATTAACTTGTCTAACATCATAAACAGAAACAACACACTGTGGTAATTGTATTTGTCTAGTTGCTCTAAAAGAAGGTGTTGAAAAAAGCTCTTTACCTAAAACAAATATTCTATCTTCTACTGAATACTGATAGTTATCATAGAAATAAGCTCTTGCTCTTTTTATTATCCTTTTTATCTCCTGATCGTTAAGATTATAAGGAAGTGCACAAGAATGTGATATTTCATCCTTGATTTCTTGGATTAAATCTGCTTCTGTCATTTTAATTATTTTGTTTAAAATTTATACCAGGAATACCTGAAGGCTTAGCATTGTTGTCACTAAACTTTATTTGTGCGGGGATTGAACCTTTATCATTTCGGTTAGGAAATAAATTTTTCTTTAATGTTCCCTTCATTTTTTTATCATCTGAAGCATCGTCAACGACTTCAGTTTCAGGTGAAATTGTAGCAAGTTTTCCAATATAACCAGATCTAATAATTCCTCCGTAAACTTCACAGTTTATTTCTTTTTCTTTGTTATCAATATAAGAATCATGTACAGTGTTACTAAACATAACATCTGTGTTAATTATCTTAGATTTATCAATCTCATTAGTAGTAATTAAATCTGAATCTTCTATAGTTGAATTACTCAAGTTACAACCAAAAAGTCTACAATTAAGAATGTTTCCAGATATTTTAGAATCTAATATGTCATAATCTTTTAAAAGATAAGCTCTCTGTGTTTCGACATCTTTTATTTGGAATTTTCCTAAATTACTATCGTAGTTAATCATTCCTTCTTTAATGTTGTTTTCAACTATTAAATCGTATAAAACATCTCTTACATTAAGGAAAAAGGATCTAAGTATTTGTGGATCAGATTTAAGATCAATCATCACATTTAAGTGAGGATAATTTTTTTGAAAGGTTTGTGAATCTATAAAACTTGAAGCATTCTTATAAATTTCAGAAAGAAAAGATTTTAATATTTTAAGATCATTTTCACTGAATCCATCATTAGTCTCTAAAACCTGGAATGTATAAGTTATTATATAGTCCATAACATCTTTTATAGATGTATATTTCTTCTGGTAATCTTTTCCACCTAAATACCTAACCTCAAAATATCCCTCAGGTACTTTTAAGAAGTTTATCCCCATATTCTTTTCTAAAGGAACTTCAAAAAGATTTTTATCAATGAAAGAAAGATTAGTAGGATCCACAAATCTATTTGACGGAATAATTCTTTTTATGGATTTAGCATACAAAGATCCGTACCTATCTGGGAATTTTTTATAGATTACATTCTCATCAAATCCTAGTATAAATTTAAGAATGTTTATTTTATCAACAGGGGTTATTTCAGGATATATTGAAGTGTCTATACTTACTCCAAACTGAAAAGCACATTTTTTATCTGTGTAACCATTTTCATCTATCCATTTTAAAGTTTTTATTAGAATCGGAATAGATTCAAAATAAGGTAAAGGGCCAGTTATTAACTCAACCATTTTAGATCCTCCTGAATAATCAGGTTCTATTTTAAAGATATCCTTAGTTGGCTTAAAACTAGAGTGATATTTTGAAAATACCATTATTTTTTTACCTAATACCTTCCCTAGATCCAAAGCAATTTCGTTCCTATTTAAGTCGCTATAAAACTCAAATTCAAATCCAATATTAACACAATAAAAAAAGTTTACACTACTTAAATTCATATTCTATATATTCAGAAAAATAAAAATAAAACAAAAAAGAGTTTTATCTTTTGGATAAAACTCTTTTCCTTGAAATTTATAAGATAAATGTTATTTTTCTACGAGTTGGATTTTAAGATTAGATAAATCTACGCTAGAAATAAAGCACTCTAAAGATTGTCCTACCTCATATTGATCCATAGAAAATCTTAGTTTTTCTTTTTCTATTAGTCCATTTAATCCATTTTCTAATTTAACAAAAGCACCAAATGTTTTAAGCTTAGTTATCTCTGCTTTATAAGATTGTGTTTCTGTATCTTCCCCAACTTTTTCTAAAGAAGAATCCTTTAAATCTTGTAAAGATTTCATTTTGTGATTAGGCTCAGTTAAAGAGATTGCTATTCTTTGTGGATTTTTTATATCTATTACATAGAAACTAACCTTATCTCCGGATTTGTAATCAGAAATTTTAGAGATTTCGCTCTCATCAAAGTTTATAATTCCAGTAAATATTTCGTCCCATTCAACAAATACTATGTTTCCAGAAACACCTGTAACTGTTCCTTCGTATTTATTAGAGAATGATAATTCCTGAGCTTTGCTATCTATAATTTTTTTAAGGTATTTCTTGAAAGAAACTACGAAAATATCTCTTTTCTGATCGTAAATTTCGGTCATTACTGTAAGTTCTTTTCCGATATAATCGGCAAAATTCATTATCCTGTTTGCAGCAGCTAGACTACCAGGAAGGAAACATACTATACCAGATAGATCTACCATAAATCCTCCATTACAAACAGAAGTAACTTTTACATGAAATGCGCAGTTCTCTTCTTTTACAGATCTGTGAAGTTCTCTTTTTAAAATTTTCTCATATCCTGCAGAAACTGATCCACTGAAATTTCCGTTCTTCTCTTTGTAAACAACCAGTTCGATTGAATCTCCTGGATTAATATTTAATTCAGAATGACCAAATCTTTTCATTCCTTTTCTTTCTTTTTTAAGATCTATCACAATAGATTGACCATATCTAGTTTCAGCAATGACAATTTCTTTTTCATTGTCAACTTTAATTACTCTTGCATCTACTGAAGTGTTGCTCTCTATATCTTTACCAACAAAATTACCAGTATCCTCTGGAAAAGTTATATCATATAGGCGATTCATTTTTTCTCTTTCTTGTTCTTCATATTCAAAAGAGGTATAGTTTTTATTTCTCATATTTTTGATTTAGATTATTATTTTTACTTTAAAATGGAGATAAAATTTCCATAATATTAATATTTTTTTACATTAAATGTTTTTTGCAATTCGCTTGGTAATTCTGGGATAGGATACACTGGATCTCCAAAGAAAAATTTGAATAGTCCTGAGACATCTGCAGCACTCCTTAAGAACTCATCTAGATAAACAACATAATAAGCATTTTTAAGACTCATTCTTCTCCAAGCAGGAAGATCATCAGACATTGCTATTGGATTTATTATATTAAGTACATTTCTACCCAAAAGAACAACTATAGGCCAAGGCATCTTTGTTAATATTTTTGCAGCTGCGTCGAATATAGGTTTGGTCACTTCTTCAGGAAGAGGTGATTTAGGAAGTCCTTTGAAATATTTCCAGATTAAACTATAAACTATTCTAGCAGGAGGAGGAACCCCTAATCCTATTAATACCTGTTCTAAAACATCAGTTGGTCTCGATTTTGGAAGAATTGGAATTTGTGTTATCTTTAAAAAATCAGGTATACTAGGTGAATCTGGATTAAGAAAATCCTCCATCATAGTTCTAACCATTTTCTGGATATCATTAGGATCTAGGTTAGTAAATTTAGTGGAATTAGGATCATTTATCTCAGGAAAATATTTATCAAAACCGTCTCCTTTTTTTAATAATTCCTCAACTGCTTTACTTAAGAATTGTTTTATTACTGCTCCTGGTATAGCAATTTGTACAAGACCTCCTGCTAAAGGAGATTGCGATATCTGATCCTGTTTTACTGGGAAAGCAGTAGGTATTTCAAAAAGAGCTATTGCACTTCCAAAGGATTGTCCTAGAGCTTGTGAAGAAGCTAAAGGACCTGCAGGGAAAGGAAAATTAGTTACTAGTGAATTTATTTGATCCATTGGTCTATTTGTCTCACCTGCTTTTTTCTTACTTAAACCTATTTTACTAGAAACTATTTTTTTTATATCTTTTACTCTTAACGCAACCACAGGATTTCCATTTTCGTCTGATCTAACATATTTAGTAAAATCAGATGGTTTAAAAGGTGCACTAGAAATTCCATTAGTCATAACCTTTGTAACTTGATCAACTAAAGGATTAGGAATTTTAGAAAAACTTAATCCCCCTGGAGGTGGATCTAATACGGTAGGATCTGGAAATTGAAAAATTCCTTGGAATTGTGTAAACTCTAAAGAAGAGAATGCACCTTTTCTTTTTTCTTTTATTACAGAAGCTCCGTTTCCGCTAACCATATATTTAGTGAATTCAATACAAGGTTGTTTTACTTTTTTAGTAAATGCCTTAAATTCTTCCTCATTCATATTTCTAGGATCCTGGTTCACTTTAACAACTATCCTGTTATTATTAGAAACATTTTCATTTTCTAAATCATATTCTGAAGGTGTTGGTATTTTAGTATTTTTAAGAATATCTTTAAAATAATCCTTCATATCTATGGTAGGAGGTGGTTTCAAAGGAACTAAGCTAGACTTCTGCTGAGCCAAATCAATAATAGATTTAACCTTACCCGGAATATCAATTTTTAAGTTGTCCTTATCTTTTGGATAACTTATAGTTTTGGGATTAGGTACACCTTTACTTATATAGTTTGATATTATTTTTGCAAGAACAGATTTTCTTTCAGCTATTATAGAATTAAGTTGACCTCTTTCGGCATCTAAATTAGGTTCAGGATCATCCAGTAAAGCTGCTTTTTTATTATAATCTTTTATTTTGCTAGATATACTATTCTTTATAGATAACTCTTTTTCTTGTAATGTTCTAAGTGGTTCTAAATTACTAGGAGGAGGAATATTATCCATTATTTTTGTAATATTGGATTTTATATCTTCTAATATTCTAGGAAGAGAATCAATATTATCTGATCCAAATCCAGGTAAAGGTACTAGTTTATCAGGGAACCCAAAAGATATTGCTTGTTTTATTTTTTCAGTAGGGTCATTAATTTTAGGATCAGATTTTCTAGGAATAAATCTAGGTCCTCTCAAACCAGTTAAAAAGAATGATGTTCCATTTACATTTTCTTTTATAAAGAATAAAGGGGTTGGCATAAATCCTCCTATGAAAGGAATGAAAATTATAAGCGTTCCTAAATTTAAAGGTAATGGTATTACGATAGGATCTATTATAGTCCATATCATAGGAAGAGGTATTCTTATATAAGGTTGTCCATCCACAGGATTAGGAACAGGAAGTGGAATAAAAGCAGGAGGAAGATACCCAACAGGCCAATACTTAAATCCTAATCTAACACTTGGACCTCCTCCTAGAAAAAATGCTGTATTTTCTATAGGAGGTAAACCATTCGGATAAGGAAGAAGTCCAACTAAAGTTAAATGCTTAGTGAACTGTTTCATCCAACATTTAGAAAAAATTGAAGGACAATCAGATCCAGGAGGGGTTGAAAGAAGAAAGTTTTCAGTTTTAAAATCTGATCCTGCTGCACCACAACATTTAGGTGGACACTCAATAGAGAGATTAGGATCTACTCCCGCTCCACAACTAATTGAGGCAAATTCTTTTTCTATATTTTCAGGTTTAATAGCTTCTTCTATTTCTGCTATTTTTTGTGCAGAGACTAATAAAAGTTCTTGGATCTGTTCATACTTTTTCTGAATATCAAAATAATTTTCTACTATTCTTATACCCCTTATATCATCGGTATTCACTGTCCTTCCCATAGCTAGACCTGCTTTTCTAGCTTCAACTTTTATTTTTTCTATTTCTGGATTAATGAATGCCCCTTTATTTTGTAAATATTTTTCGTTCCATTTAGTTTTATAGTTACTCCAGAAATCAACAAATACAGGAGTTGGTTCTCCTTCTGCTGTAAAACTAGCAGGTCTTAGATTTGCTGGATTTCTAGCATCATTATCACCTCTTTCTTCAGGAGTAAAGAAAAGCCAATTAGAAGCGGATTTTTCTATAAGTTGAGCATATAAAATTCCTCTCTTTGTTTTAATTTCATTTACTATAGTTGTCTTAGATTTTCCAGTAGAGATTATATCATTAATAAAATCATAAAAATCTGCAATATCCTTTTCGCCTTGTTTGTAATTCTTAAGAGTTAAAAATCTGTTCCCGTTAAAATAATCTTTAGGATAATTTACTAAAAGACCTCCGTTTCCTGCATATTCATTTCCTAATTTTATTCTTTCAACATCAGGCTCAGATACTGTTTTAAATATAGGTTGAGGTGTTCCTTTTAATGATATTTTGTTTGGCTTTTGTTTTTGTTTATATGGCAAGGGATTACCAATATCAGTAAAAAAACTTAATTTCATTTTAAGCTCTACATCATCATAATCAAATGCTACATTACTAAATCTAACTGAAAATTTACTTAATAGGTTTTTAAATTCATACCCATATCCTCTATAAGGATTGTTATTATTGTTACTAAAAGAATCAGATTGAAATATTTCTTGTGCATAGTCTCTTTCTGTTGTAAATCCGGAATAAGGAATCCAGTTACTAGCATCCTTAAATGCTTTTTCTAAATCATCAATATTAATGGTAATCCCTAATTTATTTTCTAAAGATTCTATATCAGCACCTCTTAAATCTGTATTCTCTTGTATTTTTTTATTTAGTAAATCTATTTGACTTCCTTTTATTATAATAAATCTTATATTCTCGACTAAAGAAATAAATTTATTTACCCCATCCTGTATAGGCCATAATTGTTTTTCCTGATCGTAATTTATAGGGGAAATATCACTATTTATTTTAATCTCAAAAAGAGTCTCGAGTTCAACTGAAGAGACTTCAGTCTCTGGTATAGTAAAAAGAAATATATTTTCAGTAAATATATTATTGTTTTCTAAAAATAATTTTTTTGTTGTATTATAATCCTCTGTTGCAAAAAATACTTCTCTTTCTGTTTCTCTTATTATATCAGTGTATGTTAATATAGATATTGCTAGATCTAAGTTTGAACCATCACCTGTTTGTGTTTGGTTACCGCTTAATCTGCCAGTCCATTCTTCATATAAAGTTTTTTGATACTCCCATACTATTTCATAATGATAATTTATTTCTTCTAGATTTTTTTCTATATTTTTCCATCTAGCTAACTCTAAAGTTCTTTTGTCTATTTTTTCGTATTTAACAATAGTTGAATCTAAGCATCCTTCAATCTCATTTATTTGAGCTTCTGAAAAATCTTCGCTAACCTGTGCATCTTCATTTTCTTTTTCTTCATTGCTGTTTATATCAGACCCTGCTCCTGTATTTAATTCAATATCTAATCCAGAAAGATCACTAGGCTCTGGATCACAAAATTCATCTAATATTCCTTCTATACTTTCTTTTGTTACTATTGGATCTCCTGTAATTGGATCTTCTGCTATTACATTACAGTTATCATCCTCTATTGCAGGATCCTCGTTAGCTTCCCCTGTTTTTTTATCTCTAATAAAATCGTAATCATAATCTTTATATTTCTCAGTTTCGTAATCATTAGGAAGTATACCACCAACATTTACTTTTTGATTATTACTAGAATCTGTTGAACTATTTGAACCTGCCCCTTCTTTTTCATTAACGTCTTTAGTTTCGCAATCTTTTAAATTCTTTCTCTGAGCTTCTGAGCTTTTTTTTACTCTTTCTTCTGCTTGCTGTATAGTTATATCAGGACCTACTAATTTAACATGTAGTATTTTTCCATTAGCAGTTATAAATTCTAAAGGAACTTTGAATCCTAATATATTAAGATCCCTCTTTTTTTTAGAACCAGCATTGGTTGGTTTACCAAATAAAAAAGGATCTATTTTATCAAAAAGGGATTCATTTAAACTTTCTAGAAGTTTGGGATTCTTACTATTTAAAAATTTAGTTATTCCATTAGAGGATCTACCTTTTTTAGCGTTAGTGTTGGCGTTAGTGTTAGACGATGCTTTATTTTTATTGAGAGAAGGTATTTCTGTTTTTATTCCTATATCACTACTCTCTATCTCCTTATCTTCCAAAAAATCTGGAGAATTTAGTAGCAGATTATAGAGATCCTTATCTTTTGATTTTAATGATTCTAATAAAACTTCAGAATATAATTCATCACCTTCAAAATCACACGAAAGTTTTTCTATCTCTTCCATTGGAATAGGAGGATCTTTTGGTTCTAGACTCTTTATAAGATCATCTACATCCTTTCCTATTTTATCAGCTTCACTGTTAAATCCCTCTTCTGATTGTGGGTCTACATATACTTGTGGAGTACTCTCACCAGTTATTATACTTATAATTTGATCTGATGAAAGCGATGCTATATCTTTAGATAATAACTCGTCAATTCTTTCCTCTATAGTTGCCATCTATTAATTTTTTATCCAACATTTTCTCTGGTTACCTTAACTGTTTTACTAGTGGATAATTGTTCAAAGCTTGCAGCCAAAGTTGAACTAACGCCAGGACTAAGAGGTAATTTTGCATCGACAGCAACAGCTAATTTTTTAAGAAAATCCCAAAGAGGTTCTGCACAAACTGCAGAAAAAACAGGGGTGTGTCCTAGATTAGTTGTTTTGCCATCCATCCAAACTTCTTGTGAAGAATGTTTTATTCTAGTAACTGCTGTGTTCTCTATTTCCTGATCTGCGTATTTTGTTATTTTTCCTCCCTTTAATTCTATAGAAGTTGAATCATTTGCATGCTTTATTAAAATAGAATTATCATTTTTTATTATGATTTGAGACTCTTTTAAATCTATAACTATTCCTTTAGCTACAGTATAATACATTTTTAATTTTTCAACACCATCATATATTATAGAATGGGCCCCGTCATAACTTGCACTTATTTCATCTATTAAATCCGGTGAAAGTTCCTGAACAGCTTTATATTCAGGACTATAATAATTTCCATTATTAAATTGAACATGTACAACAGATCCTAATTTAGGTACTGACATTCTTCCAGAACCTCCATTTAATCCGAAACTCATTTCAAATCTTTGATGTGCCCAAGGTAAATCATCATCAGAAAGGTCATCAAAAACACCAAAAACTTTAACTTTAGCTCTTCCTTTGAATTCTGGATCTTTATTATCTACAACAACACCCAGATAATGTGTAATTTCTGTGTTACTGCTTGCTAGTTTATT